AATTTCCGGCGGTTTCAGCCAGCCCATGAAGCTGTCGGCGGCATCCGGATCACCGGCATTGATCCGCTGCGTCAGCCGCGCCTTGAAGATCCCGCCGGTGTTGAAATCGAAGCTGACCAGCGCATCAAACTGGTGCTGCGCGAGCGGCACCGTGATCGCCCGGTCCACGCGATCCTCATAGGTGACGAGGTCGTGATCGAATTGCACAAGCGCCGCCCGGACGGCCGAGGCAACATATTTTGGCATGCCGCGCGTCATGGCCTCCGGGTCAGGAGCGCCCGCATGCGCGGTATGGCCGATCCCCCAGGTCCAGACATTGCGGCTGTCGAGATAGGGCCCCGGCACCACGCCTTCGTGTTCGGCGATCTCCAGAAGACCGCGCGTCGAGATTTTCATCGCCGTTTTCCTTGTTTCAGAGGATCGTCAGACCAGGACAGCCCAGAGGATCAAGATGAGCAGAGCCGCGATCCAGACCCTTGCCTCGCGCTTCGCAAACCGTTTGAGGTCAACCATCATCGCGATCATCCCCCAAAACGCGGCGGCGTGCCTTGATCACGTCGAGGATGAACCCGGCGATGCTGATTCCGCCAAGACCGATGACGAAGCTCGCGAACCCGGCGGCGCTGTCGCCGGGGGCGATCCTGCCGATCACCGGAGCGAGCAGCGGTTCCGCGAGCGGGCCGAGATAGATGGCGCAGAGACTGCCGACCAGAAGCCCGGTCAGCCCCTCGCGCCAGTCGTGGCGGAGCGTCACCCAGCGGACGACGCCGCCTGCCGCGCCGGCAATGGCCGCGCGACCGGGGTCGGTAAACAGCCATTGGATCAGATCCATTTTCGCGGGGTCTTTCATTTCCTGTTCCCGCGCTCAGGTTTGGCCGGCCATTTTATATCTGTCGGAAACCCCGGCTGTTGCGGGATATTCCGGAGCTGCTGGCGATAGTCGGACCATGCCACCTTCTGCGCCACCGTCAGCGGACTGTCCGCGAGTTGCGTCCAGTCGCTTTCGGCAATCAGGGCGTCCCGTTTTTCTCGAATATCCGCCGCTAATTTAGCAACAGGCACCGGCGGCTTTGAGAAAGACACTCCATCATAAGTATCTCCAATGTTACCTTCGCTTTTTGAGACATCAGGCCAGCCTTTCGCCCAATTCGGGATGTTGATCGGGTCAACCTCAATAATTTGATCGGGTCAACCTCAATAATATTGACGACCTTATTTCTCTTTATCTCTGCAAGTTTCATCAATATTCCTCCACATAAACAATTCCAGAATGAGCTGATGATGCTAAGTCATCTTTATGGGGAGCATTCCCATAAAAACCCCAAAAGCTGTATGGGGTTTGGTCAGCGTTCAAATTTATATCCGCCCCCGTAGCATTGGCAATTGATGCGGAGTAAGAACCACCCCCACCAGTGATGGTATTTGTCCCATCGCTCCAAATGGAATTTCCACCATTAGAATAATTTCCACCACTTGCCCCTACTGTAATTGTTGCACTGGAAATGCTTGCAACATCTATCATTGAAATTCCGGTGGCCCCCGCACCCGCAGAATAACCGGAACCACCCCCGGGCCCGCCGCCAGCCCCTGTTACATAGACTTTAACCTTTGTAACCCCTGCCGGTTTTGTCCATGTTCCAGAAGCAAGAAAAATTTGTGTTGATTTTAATCCGGGACTACTAGGCGCTGCAACCACTGCAGTCCCGTCAACCCGCATATAACTAGTGCACGTCCAAACACTTGCCCCAGTCTGCACCACGGTTGCAACATCCCCAGCCGCTGTAGTGATATTCGCTCCGCCCGGAAGGATGAGGCTTGCGCTATTCGTCAGTGTCAAAGCACCAGCGAAAATCAGCGTGGCAGTCGTGCCGATGGCCACCGACGCAATCGCGGTAATCGTCGTGGTGCCGGTGACGGAAAACGTGTTGCCGTCCGCGCCCAATGTGAGCGTGGCCGCCGACGCAATCGCCGCGCCCTGCGACAGGCGCACCTGATGCGAATTTGCATCGAGCACCCCGCCCAGCGTTAACGTTCCGCCGGTGCTGATGCCTCCGGTAGGGGTGAAAAGCCCGGCATCGGTGAGCGTCCCTATTGTCGTGCCCGCCGCATTTTTGAAAGTCACCCCCGCCGTGGTCAGCGCCTGCACCACGTTGGTGTTGACCTCCCAGCGGTCGTTCGTCGTGTCAAACGCGCCCATTACCATCCAGACGGTGTTCGCGCCGTTGCGGATTTTGAGCGTGTTCGTCGTCGTGTCGGCCCACACCTGAAACGGGTAGGTCGTTGCCGGTGCCGTCGCCCCGCTGTTCGCCGATGCGAGCGCCTGCAGGGCGGTGTTTGTGTCGGCCCGAAACAGCGCGCCGGTTTCGTCCGGGATTGAAAAATTGCTCTGGCTCATTGCTGTCCATATCCTTTTGCCTGATAGTCGAACGTCCTGCTCACCGGCGATCCTGACTGGTCGAAAAATTCGATCGTGAAACCGGCGGCGCTTTTCGCCGTCAGCGCAAACCGATCCCCCGGCGCCATGTCCTGCGCCGTGATCCCGACCGCAGGCGAGGCCTTGAACGGCGGTGACCAGGTGATCATCTTTGCACCAGCTCCCGAAACGACATCGGCACCCGCCACCGTTCGATCGGGCATGTCCACGCGCACGGACAGGCCGGTAACCCACGGCGATGCTCCGGCGGTCGACGTGGTGAGCACGGCCCTGAATTTTGCCCCGCGGGCGGTGTAATCGCCGACGATCAAGCCGCTCCACGGTGACCACGTCACCATGTCCTGGCTGGTCGATATCTCGATCCGAACGCTTACATCGGCGATATTGAAATCCAGCCCGATCGTGTCGATCAGCGGCCAGGTATCGATCGTGCCGGGATAGGTGTCCCATGTCGGCAGCGCTGCCGAATAGCGCGAAAAAATCAGCCCGAGCGTGAAACGTGAGGTGAATACCGCGCCCAGATCGACCGATCCGGCAAAATCGTAGGTCGCACTCGTCGGCACAGACGTATCGCTGATGATGATCCCGCCGGAGTGCACGACGATGTTCGCGCCGGTTCCCGTCCACCCAGGGGCCTCATCCACCGTCTCGACGATGTTCATCCCCGTCACGGCGGCAATTGTGGTCACGATCGACGTTGCGTTGGCGGATTCGTTTCCGCTCTTGTCAACGGCCTTGATCAGATAGGTGCCGACCGCGACGGGGATTTGAACGCTGGTCGCTGGCCGAGCTATTCTCGGAACCAAATCAGTCGCCGCAGACCAGTCCACGCCAGATGTTCGGGGCGAGAATCGCAGAACATAATGCGACAGGTCGAGTGCGGGCGAGGCGTCCCATTTGAGATAGGCGAGCCCCCCGATCACAACAGAATCAAATCCGGTCACGTCAGCCGGTGCTGCGGCGAATGGCGCAAAGTTATAATTTGAGCGCGTCGTCCAGGCACTGGTGTGACCACTCACGCTCACACCGCGCGCGCGGATATCCAGAGTGCCATCACCAAGGCCGGCCAGCTCGTAGCGCCCGGCCAGGCCGTGCCCCAGCGCGGTCCAGCTCGCGTCCCCAATAACGCGATATTCGACGTCGTAGGACGCAGCGACCTGATCCCCAGCGGTCACGTCGACCTGCAAAACACCCGCCGGCTGCTGACGCACGATGCGCAGCACAGACGATACCGCCAGCCCCGGTGGCACCAGGTCGAGACTCTGGTTGACCAGCGTCACATTCGAGACAGGCAGCTCATAGCTCGGCTGCCAATCGTAATCCGTCGGATCTGTTTCTCTCAGCACCAGGGACTGGCGCATCGCGATCCCGGCGGAGACCTCGGACGTCACCTCGAACTGTTTGTCGACATAGCCGTTTACGGTGCTGGTCCAGCTCACCGTATCCAGGGGCTCGACGATCAGCGCGGCAGGCGGCAGCGAGATGTTGTGCTGAGCGAACCGGCGGGCGTCCTTGAGCCACGCCCGCATCAGGCGCTGCACCTGCACCGGGTAGGGCGCGGCGGGCAGCGCCACGGAGCCCATCGATCGGCGGCCATCCTCTGCCTCAGCGGCCAGGTCGTGCTGGCGTGGAGCGTCGGTCGTCGACCAGTCCCCGGTCACGTCCGGATAAGTGGCCGCGACACCGTTGAAGGTCTTGTCCTGCCCCTGAAAAGGGGTCATTTTCTGCGATTGCGAAATCAGAATATCGTCGTCGGTGAATGAGAATACCGGTAGCGACGGGGCTCCCGCGCGGATTTTCCATACCCCGCCGATCTCGGAAATCGCCCCCGAGCAGGTCTTGAGCAACTCGCCAATCACCGACGCCGCGTCGGCGTCAATCTTGACCTCGTAACCGGCTCGGTATTGCGGCTCGGTGCCGCCAGCGGCCAGCGTGATCGGCTGGTCGCAGACATTCATTGCCGCTGTCCATTCGGCAAATGGCAAATCCTCGGCCGCCACCAATCCGCCGTAGGTCTCGCCGCCAATGTCGAGGCCGCGCAGGATGTTATAGATCATCACCACCGGATTGTCGGTGTGGCTCCACGTGGTCTGATCGCTCCACCGCTGCGTCCCCGAGCCGCCCACGGTGCTGTCAGAGCGCGGATCGTAGAGCGCTGCGCCAGAAATCTCCGCCAGGATCGATGGTAAGCCGGAATAGATTCTCTGATCGGCCACGAATGTGAAAATTCCGTAGACCACGCCGAATCCGACATGTGCGGCGGTCCACGGGTAGTCCGGGTGCCCACCATATTTTGCAATCAGCATCTGGTCGGCGGACGTTTGCGTGCCGTCATACCATTTGACCCACCCGTGGCCGGCATATTTGCCGACAAACGGCGTGCCGTAATCAGGGTCAGCCGTGCCCGCGGGCGTGATCCACTCTCCGTCGATCGAGATGCGCGAGAGTTGCGCTCCCGAGATTGCCGAAAATGCAATGATGTAGGTCAGATATTTGTTGTTGCCATGAGTGAGCGGCGGCGCGACGAACGTCCCCGCCGTGGCGTATTTCCCGATGATGAACGAGCGCGGATTCGTGCCGCCAGTCTGGGTGACGGTTGTTTGCAGCCCGGGGTTGCTGCGTGTCTGGCTGGGCGCGAGCGCTCTGGAGAGGGCAGAGAGTCCGAATGTCAGGGCCAGGCGCCCAAGGAACGTGGAGAAAAATCCCCCGGCAATGGTCAGAGTCCCCAGAGACGTCGTAAGCAGCAGGCTGATTGCCGTCGAAATTGGGTCGGCAGATGCCGGCGTGGCGATCAGAGCCGCCAGCGTCGCCAGCCACAGAATTTTGAGTGCGAGGATCATACCCGAAATGCCTTTGCGGCAGTAGTGCGGGAAACGAGGCCGACACCTCCGTCTGGCATCAGCACGTAGACTGCGGCCCCCTGCACCACGCCCAGCGCCGACAGACCGTCTGTCCCGCCCGGGATTGCAGCCAGATCGCCCGGTGCCGCGTAGGCAGGATGCACGGCCTCCAGATGCGCCGCCGCCAGCGCGACGTGATCCTCGTAGCCGTCCCGGTGCAGCGCCCTCAGGCCGCCGAGGAGCGTCCGGTAGTGACCGCGATAGGGCGCGGCATAGTCAACGCCGGTCATCGCCGCCACCGCGCCTGCGGCAAACAGGGCGCAGTCGTGCGAGCCGTATTCAAACGGGGCCGCGCGCTCGGCCACGAGATAGCTCAGCAGCCGCGAGCGCCAATCTGTCAGCCGCCCCATGACACACTCACCTGCCCGGAGATGTTGGCGTAACCGAAAAATGTATCCCCTGGGTGCTCAACCTGTTGGGTTTCGTTCGACCATTTCCCCGTGAGTTTTTGCGTCAGAGCACGCGCGGCCGACGCAATCGTAATCGACGCGACCCCGTCAGAGCCAATGGCCGGCGTCGGGATCGACGACTGGTCGATCGAACCGAATATCACCCGGCGCGGCGCGCCCGCGAGGACGTTCGTCTGCGGGATGTAGTCGGCAATGTGCACCTCAATAGGCGCCAGGCGCGGGTCGTATCCGCGCAGCAGCGTGGCCACCTCGGGCGAGATGTGCGCCAGCGAGATGTTGCGCATGATCACGTCGAGTCCGGTCGAGTTCTCGATCGGGTCCACCCCGATCAAATCCCCGGCGCCGTAATATGTTCTCACCTGACCGCCGATCGTGAACTGGCGGTTGTCGGGCCCGGTCCACAAACCCATCGTCTCCGGCAGTCCGGTCGCGCGATTGCGCGCCGTCACCCACACCAGATAGTAGGATTCAAATGCCTCGGAGCCGCCGAGATGCGCGGCAGTGCCGCTGTCAAAAAATCGTGCCATTGTCTACCTCAGCGTCTGAATGAAGCTCAGCTCGATGCCGGTAGTGAACAGCCGCGCCGCCGTGCCCTCGGCAGGGGTGGACGGCATGACCGCCTTGCAGACCGGATCGAACAGCGTGACTGGCGTGCCTGCCGTCCAGCCGGGGCGAATGGCCGGCACCGCCTCTACCGGCCCGAGGGCCCCCGTGCCGGACGCGACGCCGCCTGCGACGAGCTGATGCAACGCATAGAGGCCACCATAGACGAACGACAGAAAATCGCCCTGCGACAGCACATAGCCCGCCGTCAGCCCGCCCAGCGTGACCTCGCGCGCGTCGCCGCTCACCGCGTCGAGTGTCACCGGCATTGCCAGCCCGGTGCGCAGAGGGTCCTGTCTCGGCTCCGGATGCGTGAGAGGTGGCACCAGGAACGACGCGCCCGTACCGCTCATCAGCCGGATCTTTGCCAGCGTCGCGTCGGCATTGGCGTAATATTCCTGGGTGATGCTGATCTTGCCTCTCCAGAGGCGAGCACCGAGCGATGCCGTGATGATCGCGCCGTTTGCCGACCGGTTGACCTCCTGCACCTGCGGCAGGCTCAACGGTGTCGCCGACACCCGCAGCTGCGAAATGAAATCGGCAAGCGGCGCAGGGAATGCCTGAACCGTCATCAGCCAATCCTCGTCGGATCAGCACCAATCTGTCGGACACGCACGGGCAGGAAATGGCTGTCATACCTCGATATCCCTGCGGTGGTGACCTCGACCGCCTGTTTCTTGGCCCGCGACAGGATCGACGCCTCCAACCCCGGCGAGAGGGAGATGCGCACGTCAGTCAAACTTCCACTGCCGCGCACCTGCGACCGGCTCAGCACCCGCTCGCCGCGTTGCAGAATTGCCGGTACCTCATCGGGGCGCAGACCGGCAAACCCGCCGGCGTGCATCCTCGGCGCGCCGGCAAAGGCCAGCGCCGGCACCAGACGATGCGGGGCGGGGCCGCCGACGATGCCGCCGGAATGGAAGATCGGCGGCATCAGGCTCTGAGAAAATGACGTGATCGGGGTGCCGAAATCCTTTCCGATCCCGCCACCGAGAAACCCGGTGAGCGCACGGGCAATAGGCCCGAGAATGTTGCGCCGGAATTCAAGCTTGGCCAGATCGGCGAGGATCGAGCCAATGAACTGGCGGAAATTGAATTTGCCAGTGCGAAGGAAATTATCGAACGCGCTCTCCGCCCCCTTGAAGGCGTTGACCAGCGTGTCGCCCAGCCCCTTGCCCATGTTCTCGGCCGAGGCCGCGTAGGTGGATAGCGCATCGGTCATCGCACTCATCCCGGCGAGAGCTTCAGGCGGTGGGGTGAGCGCTTTTTTCAGTGCTGCCCCGCCGGTGCGTCCAACCTTGCCAAGCTGATCCTGAAGAAGTTTTATCTGGTCATTTGCCGCTTTGAGCGCCGGCGAGATTTTCACCTCAACCGCCGCAAAGCCAGCGCTGGCAACCGTTCTGGCCGCGCGATTTCTGGCGGCCAGAGCCTCGTCCAGCGATTGCTTCGCAGCGGCCAAATCTTTGAGCGCTTGTGCCCTGTCTTTCTGCTCTCCGACC